GTGGCAGACGCGCATGGGCGTGCAGAACTTTGGAGCTTCCCTTGCCACTAACGCTACAGCATTGACGCTGCCGTTCTACACCTATGCCAATAAAACGGGCAATAGTCTAACTACGGTATCTACCACTATCACTATTGGGTTTGCCACCGCTCATGCTTTTACCACCACTACACTAGCGTATGTCTCTGGCATAACAGGCATTAGCCCATCTTTTGTAGCGCAGAATTATATTATTACAGTGGTGAATAGCACCTCTGTTAGCATTACAATTGCAGGCATCTCTGGGACGGCCACAGGCACTGCCGTAGTTGGCGCACCAAGATTAGAAGACACCATTGTTAATGCTGTATTTGGTAGCTGTCTATTCTCAGACCCTACGTCTGATAATGATGAATACATCATGCTTGCCACCAATACAGGGGTGAAGGCAGTGAATGTAAGCACAGGAGCCACTACCAACACCATCACCTATCCCGGCGGCATCACCATAGATACAGACGTTAATCTATTACAGGCATTCAATTATCTTTTCTTGTTCCGTGATGGTTTAACCACCCTGCAATTTACAGGAACACTTGTTGGCAGCCCAGCTTTTACGTTAGTATCTAATGGCGCATACACCCAGCCATTAACATTAACGGCTTCAGCTAATTGTGCTATTGCCAACGGCGTTGTTACTATTAGCGAAACAGCGCATGGGCTGGTGGCGGGTAACACTGTTAGGATTATTGACCGTGGCACAACCAATCTAAATAACCTGTCAGAGTATTTTATTACAACGGCAAGTGCTAATACATTTACGTTCTTTGCTACAGCCGATAACATTACAGGGGCTACAGTGGTGTTGGGTTCGCCGCAAAGTGCTGGGGCTGGCTTCACCTATATGCCTGCGCCCCCATGGGCTATCTATCATCAAAGACGGCTTTGGATGCCCTATTACTATACAATGGCTGGTAGCAGCGGCACTCCCACCATCACCAGCAGAAACATTACGGATGAGATTATTGCGTCCGATATTCTTGACCAGAACACCTACGACCAGATTGAGAACAATTTCCGCATTGCCTCTGGCGGAGCCGACTTTGTTGTTGCTATTCAGCCGTTTGCCGAAGATAATGTTGTAGTGTTCAATCGCAACACTATCCATCTTATTCGCGGCGTAAGCCAACCTTTAAAGGACGTATCGGTGCAAGAGGTAACCCGTGAAGTAGGTTGTATTGCTCGCAAAACTGTGGTGCAAGTGGGCAATCAAATCTTCTTCTTGTCCGACAACGGCGTATATTCTGTCAACTTTGAGGATTTATATAATTTGCGGGGCGCATCTATTCCTATGAGCGAGGCTATCAATCCGCTTATTCAACGCATTAACCCAGACTATATTGCAAATTGTGTAGCTACCTATCACGACAATCGCTATTACATTGCTGTGCCGTTAGATACATCAACAGAGAATAACGCCATATTTATCTATAACTTCCTTAATCAAGGCTGGGAGTCATTAGACATTATTGAACAGAATGGCTGGAATGTTCGTGAATTTATTAGAGCAGGAGCTGGCGGCCTTAATAGTCTGTATGCTGTTAATAAAGACGGCGGCATCCATATCCTAGACTACCGCGAAGACGATAAGGACGTTGTAAACTTACAGATTGGTGGAACAGCCGTTGCCTATCCCATTAATTCTGAATTAAAGACCCGCCAATATACAGGCGGCACAATGGATAGAAAACGCTTTAATTCCTTTGAGCTACAAGCCCAAAGCTCTGACAGTAATGTTTCAGATGTGCAGATTTCGTTCTTAACAGAAAATCCAGATAGCTCAGAATTCTTGGACTCTCTTTCAACTATGTTAGGCGAAACGTTGCCTATATCGGAAGATGCTTCGGCGCGTGGCAGAGTTGGCAATGTTCGTGGCTATGGTGGTCAGTTTGTATTAGCCCCAACTATTGGCCGCCCTAAAATCCGCACCATTAAAATATCCGCCCAACTCACTGACCAAGGCATCAATTCTAAAGTATAATGTCTGACCTACAAACAGGATACACTTGGTCTGACGACAAGGCTAATTGGGAAACCAATGAGGCCACAGCTATTCGTTTGAATAGGATGATGGAAGACACCCAGATGAACATTCTGGCGGGGGCTAATGTCACTGTTACCAGAAGCACTAGCGGGGTAACGATTGCATCTACAGCCTCTGGTACAGGCACTGTTACTAGCGTAGCAGCAACTGCTGGCACTGGAATTACAGTGAGCGGTAGTCCAATTACCACTAGCGGCACGCTCACCATTACCAATAGTGCGCCCGACCAGACTGTAGCTATTGCTGCTGGCACAGGCATCTCTGTCAGCGGAACCTATCCTAGTTTTACGGTGACAAATAGTTCTCCATCATCTGGCGGCACTGTAACAAGCGTAGGAGGAACAGGAACGGTCAATGGCATAACGCTATCTGGAACAGTTACTTCTAGTGGAAACTTAACCCTTGGCGGCACTCTAAGTGGTGTTAATCTAACAAGTCAAGTAACGGGGGTGCTGCCGCAAGCCAACGGCGGCACAGGACAAACAACATTAGGAGCAGGAACCTATACGGCTACAGGTGGTTCTGCGGCTATTTCTCTAGCAAATCGTTCTTCACAAACTATTAACGTAAAAGATTATGGAGCTACTGGAGATGGAACAACAGATGACACTAGTTCTATTGTTAATGCCCTTGCTGCTCTATCATCTAACAAATCTTTGTATTTTCCGTCTGGGAAATATATGCACACTGGTGGGTTTTCTTTACCAGCTTCATTAACTAATGTTTTAATATACGGCAATCAAGCGCAGTTATTTTGCACTAATATGAATCAGGGAACATTTTATGTTCCATCTAGCTGTTCATTTATCACTTTTGACAATCTATGGGTTAATGCTTATGGCCTATATCGCCGCAGCAGTGGTATCCATTTTGTTATTTCTTCAGATTACACCACCATTAGGAATTGTCGCATAGAACGGTCAACTGATTGGGGTGTTCAAGTAAACAGTGCAAGCGGTCTGGGTTCCCCGTATGTTAAAGGATTTGTTTGTTCTAATAATTATTTTAAGGACACTATGGGGGATGGATGTCATGTTATGGATGGCAATGGATTTTTAATTGAAAACAATGTTTTTGATGGTTGTGGGGATGATGCTATTGCAGCAATTACCAATGGTGCTGCCGCACAACCACAGAACGGTATTATTGCTAATAATCTTATCTTGGGCAGAACTACATATATTGCCGCAACTATTCCAATATCTAGTATTACAAGGTCTGGCACTACTGCTACGGTTACTACAACAAGCCCTCACGGAATTACCTCAACAGTTGGATTGCCAGTAGCTATTTTACATTCTGGTGCTACTGGTGGAGATGCGGCACTATACAATATTGAAGCTGAGATTGTTACTACGGGCGTATCAACTTACACATACACAATGCTTGGAACTCCTGCTGCATCAGCTACGGGAACATTAATTGCACAACCAACTAGATGTAATGGTTTTAGGGGTATTGTAGTGTTTACTGCAAAAAACATAAAAATATCTAACAATCAAATCCTAAGCACTAATTCTCAAGCTATTGCATTAGATGATGAATATAATCTTACTGCGTATGTAAACGAAGAAATTGATGTCTCAAATAATTTCTTATACGATTGCAATTATCTAGGGGGAGGACTAGGCAACATTAAGATGTACTGGTCTACTCGTTGTTCTTTAACCAACAACTATGTGTTAAATCCACATACGGTAAGTATGTTGACTATTGATGATTCACAAGGTTTGACTATTTCTGGCAATGTTTTTCAACAAACGGTTAATCAATTTTGCCGAGGAATTGTTAGCACAGAAGCTAGTTCAGAAAATGGAAGAACACTTAATGCTTCTAATAATGTTTCAATCTGTAATAACACTTTTTATTTACAGCAAGCCTCTAATAATGAAGGGATTAGAATATATTATTTAACTGGAAAAAAGATGAACAATCTTGTGGTGGCAAATAATGTATTTTTTAGCCTTAATGCTACATATATTAATACAGATTTTGTTAATGTTGGTAAGTTTGTTAATAACACCGCTATTGGCGGCGGCAATACAATTACCAATACCAACACCTCTGGAACCATTACAACCGTAAATAACAACTGATATACTACCCTTATGGCTATTCTGACGACAGGAAACACATTTGTTGACGGCAATCAAGTAACGGCGACCAAACTCAATTTAGCAGTGACTGGTGCGTTATTTGTCGAGGGACAGGCCACAGATAGTGCTACTACCTATGTTAATGGTACGGCTATCAGCGTAAAAGACGGCGGCATCACCGCAGCCAAATTAGCTACAGGCGTTAATGGAGCGTTGTTTATCGGCAATGGCACAGGATTTGATAACAGAGTCCTTGACGCTGGTGCGGGTATTGCTATAACAAATACTTCTGGTCATATCTCTATTTCAGCCGCTACCCTTGGCGCATCTCCTACCCAAGACTTCTTTGTTATCATGGATAACACAGATGCAACCGGCAAAACCTTCCAGAAATCTACAGGGTTTGTTGCCTCTGGTGGAGACATCACTTTTTCTACAAGCAACGAATTAACAGCAGGGTATTTTAAGGCCACCAATGCTTCTGGGTCTGTTACAGCTAAATTCTATAAGGATGTTAATGGTGTGCAGCTTCTTACAACTCAAGAATCGGCTATAGCTGACCTTGCCCTCACAGGCACTAATTACGCCACAGAATACGCGACCATCAACACCAAGATGAACGACCTTTTAGCCAAACTTCGGGCACATGGGTTAATTGCTACTTAATGGGAGCCATCCAAGATGCAATTGCTCTATACGGCCCTGACTTTCCTCGGCTTCATGGGATGTATTTGGAGCGAGGCTTCTGTTATTCTGAACCTACCATGCTTGCTCTTGCAAGGCCGTGCTTGGTTGAAAGATACGAGGAATGGGTGGAACCGCAAGATGCGGATGCTTGGTGGATTGAGCTATGTGTTGGCCCTAATGCCCTTAGCATTATGTACAGCAAAATACCCTTCCCTTTTGCCAAAATTGGTTGGCGCAGAGATTTCAAGAACAAGCCAATTCCTCGCTTCTACGACTTTTACAAACTCCAACATAGGCTAAATCATGGGTTCTAATACATTTCCACAGCAACAATCTATGGGGCAGATGCAGATGCCGCAGATGGCTCCTATGCAGCAGCAAGACCAGCAGTCTGGCTTTGCTGGGATGTATGCGCCGCAATATGGGGCATTTTCTCCTATGGCTGGGGGAATGGCTATGTCTGGTGGTATGCAAGGATACGGCGGCGGACAGTCTGTGCCTAATTATGCTCCGCAAGGTCGTTTGGGTATGGCAATGACACCTTCAGGCCAAAATGTTTACCCAGATATGTCTACAATGACACAGCAAGACATTAATGCTCCATACGACCCATCTAGCTATAAACTTACAGAGGGATATGCTGCGGCTGTTGCAAATGGTACTGAAGGTTTATATCAAGCTGCTCCAGTGGCCCCACAGATGTATAATCAGCAAGTTCCCCAAGCTGTTCCCAATTATCAAGTGCCACAGATTCAACAGCAACCTATGGCTGGATACGGCGGTTATGCACAACAGCCTATGCAAAATAATCGCTACGGTGTTGCCCAAGCAAATAAAACCGTTCTCTACTAACATTTAATACTATCTATCATGGGTTCTAAGATTTCAATGCCACAGGCTCCAGCAGCCCCCACTCCTATCGACCCCGGCAAGTCTGCGCTCGATTATATGCGGAGCATGGCTGACCCAGCCTTGCAGAATCAGATATTGCAGAGCGAGCAGATGTATCGTCCTCAGTATGCGGCACTTAACCTAGCTGACCTAAATACATATTTAATGGGCGGCGGCGGCCAAAGGGGTGTGCTAGACCTTAACGCCCAAGCTACCCAGCAAGCCAATCAGATGCAGATGGACGCTCTCTCTCAGCAGAGGATGCGCGACATTGCAGACGTAGAACAATACGGCGGCAGAGCCACAGAAGCCCTGCGTAACGCTGACCCCTATCAGAAAGCCCTGCTGCAAGGCATGAATCAATATGCCCTACAGAGTGCTGGGGCGGCTGGCCGTCTATCCCCAGAGGCTCAACGTAATGCTGAACAGCAGGCTCGCCTGTACGGGCAGGCGCGTGGGCGCGTAGGCGATACGTCCACAATAGCGGCTGAGATAATGAATCGTGAGGCTGCTATGGGGCAACGTCGTCAAGAGGCCGTAAATGCCGCGCAAATGGCCTTTAACGCCAATCGTATGACCTCGGCTGACCCTTTCCAAGCTATTCTTGGCAGGCCGTCAAATGCGGCACAATTAGGGATGGCGCAGACACAATTTGCTCAAGGTATGGCTGGTCAGCAAGGGCCGCAGCTATTTGACCCTAATGCGGGTATTAACTTGGCTTTGGGCCAGAACGCCAATCTGAGCAATTACAACGCCAACATCTATGGCTCACAGGCTGGTTTTGCGGGAGCGCAGGCACAGGCCCGTGGTGCTATGATTGGTGGTGCGCTTGGTGGTCTTGGTAGTGCTATCGGCGGCAAGGGTATTGGGGGATTGTTTGGCAACTAATTTGCCGCACCTAAAACCAACTTAATCTAACATAACATGGCAACTTTTGGACAAGGAATTAACCCACAGCTCGGCGCAATCGACTATAGCCCCATTCTTAGGGGGTCATTGGCTGGGGCAGAAATGGCAGCTAAGGGCAGCCAAATGATTGGGCAGGGCTTGGCTAACCTTGGGCAAGAGGTTGGCAAAGGAGTTGAGGAATATTATAAAAAGAAAGAAATTAAAAAACTAGAGGATGATGGGGTAGCTTTTGTTCAAAAACTTGGAAGGACAAGTCCATATCTTTTGAAAGCCGTTGGTATTACAGACCTAAATGATGTTGGGGCTATTAAAGCTGGTTTTAAAGCATCTGGTGGTGTGGCAAATTTTTTAACTATTGCCCGTACAATTAAAGGTGAAATTGAACAAAGAGAGGCTACTGTTCTTGGTAATCTTTATACTAGAGCAGGTAACACTAATTTAAGTCCTATTGATAAACAATTTAATCCAATCGAATATAGCCCAGAATCACAAAGAATGGCACAGAATCAATTCATGGCAGATACCACAACAAGATTACAACAGGATAAATTACGGGCAGAAGCACAGGCACTTCGCACTCCAAAACCAGAAAATTTAACTGTTCCAGAAATGGCAATTAGGACTGAATTGGTTGCAGAAAAAAAGAGGCTAAATAGAGACCTAACCGCAGAAGAAGAGGGGAAGATTATTGAACGTGTTCAACTACGCACTAGTCCATCACCAGCAGACCCAGAACAGACGGCAAGATATACTCTACTAACAGCAGAAATGAAAGATATTGGCGCTAAAGCAGATGTTGCATTAAAACTTAGGCCAACATTAAAATCATTATACGATAAACTAGAAAAAGGTTTACAAACAGGAGAGCTGGAAGACTGGAAGACAACTTTTTCTGGATATGCAAAAGCTGTTGGTATTCCAGTTGATGAGAAGATGCTTGCTGATAAACAATCAGCAAGAGCATCCTTTGGAACATTCTTAATGGAATATATTGCAGCCACTAAAGGCTCTATTTCAGAAAGAGAAAATACATTGTTTATGAGCATGGGGCCGCAATTTGCTAATATTCCAGAAGCCAATAAAGAACTTTTGGCTTTGGTTATTTCCAGACAAGATTTAGATATGCAATTAGGAAATATCTATCGTAATGGTTTATCTAATAATAAAATCTCTCTTGGAAAAATTAATGAAGATATGCAAGCGTATAGACAGGAATTTGAAAAGAAATATGAAATTAATCTTAAGAAATTAGAAGATAAATATGTTCCACAAAAACCATCCAACATGGAACAAAAAGTGTGGGATGCAATGCCAATGGCCGATAAAGCAATATTCAAAGGGTAATATAATTATATGGCTGAAGAATACACATTAAAACAGCAACAAGTTATTGCTATTGCTCAAGCAAGGCTGCGTTTAGAAGAACAAGATAAGGCAAATGCTGATGCCCAAGTATCAAATGAAGCTGCTTACAATAGAAGCAAGCAATGGGAAGCTGCTGCATCACCTGTAGATAAAGCATTATTAATTGTTCAAGAAGCATTGCCCAAGGCTTGGGAAATGACTAAATCATCTTTTGCTACTGGTTCTGGAGCTGCTGCTGGACAAATTGCTGGAAAAAATATTGCGCCAATAATTAGAGTGCCAAAAATAGTTGGACAAAGCGTTGGTGGAGCAACAGGTGCTGCTGTTGGAGATTTTATTGCTCAACAGCAAGCTATGGCAAGCAATCCTAATCTTCAATATCAATTTGGACAAACAGCAGCCGCAGCATTTCAAGGATTATTTCCAGTACAAGGACAAAAGAAAAATGCTTTAATCAATGCTTCTGCGGAAACAATACGCAGTTTAGTAGATGAAAAAAAATGGCCTGAATTAACTAGTCTTTCTGCTGCTGCTGCTGGTGGATATGCAGGAGCTAAATTAGGAAAAGCAATATCTGGTGTTAAATTAACTCCAAATGAATCATTATATAGATTTAGGAATGATTCATTCCGCGCATTAATAGATGAGGGAGTTGTTGTAAATCCAGTAGAATTAAAGAGAGGAAGCCCTATTCTTGTGATGGTTGCGGGTGGCCCAAATGCTATTGCGGCAGAAGCTATTCAAAAAAATCAATATGTTTGGCAAAAACTAGCAAGAGAAGAACTTGGATTATCTAAAGAAGCACTTCCATTTAGGCCAGATGTTAGGAATAAAATTACTGGTGCTATTGAAAAAGGTGGAGAAGGCGAATTAAAACAAGTAATTAAAAGAGCAGCAAAACCATACGAAGAAATTCGTGCAATTTCTGAGGATGCCATAAAAGGGTTAGAGGATTTTAATGCTGGTAAAACAAAGTCTTGGAAATACTCATTAAATACACCAGCAGAAGTTAAAGCTATCTTATCTGCTAATGATAATTTAGATGCATTAAAACGTGCAAGAACAGAAATTTCCGATGCTGCACAAGCTATGAAATCTGGCGAGGAAGGCGCATTAGCTAGATTCAAAACAGCAAAACAACTAGAAGATGCTATTGAAGAACAATTAGACATAGCCGCAACAGCATCAGGTAATAAAGGACTTTTAGAACGATTAATAGCTGGAAGAAAATTAATGTCTCAAGCATTTGCTGTCCAAGACGCCGTGAACCCTACACTTGGCATTATTGACGTTCAAGCATTAGAATCAATACGAGCAACACCAACTAAAGCTGGAAGATTATTAACTGGTCGTTTAGCTCAAATGGCTGATTTTGCAACAGCCTTTGGTCGCAATGCAGCAGATGCAGTAAATGCTCCATTAGCTGGAGCCAGTGGTTCTTCATTAAATTATGCTGCTAGACAGACGGTTCAAGGCAAGGCGTCTGGCCCTATATCTGCTGGTATTCCATATCTTAGTGAACAAGCAAGAAATATGTTGTTATCTCCACAGGCGCAACAAAATTATGCAATACCAGCAAGTATGCTTAATCCAGATACCATGTCTTCATCGCTTACAAGAAATATATTAATGGGGTTGAGTAGAGACACTAATCAATTAAGCCCTCAGCCGCTTCCACAGTCCAAGGCTCGTTAGGAATATCCAGACAACGTATTTGTGATACCAAGTGTTATTAAGACACTATCCTCCTTAAGTCATCGGCTACGAGAAATAACTCTTGTGCGGTTGCATTAGATTTTATTGTGTTGGCGCGGTGCGAAATTATTCTAACATTTCCAGAAACATATCCAAGGGAACTGTTAATCCTGTCTAAACTGGGGCTTTCGGGTAAGAGTTTACCTAAACCAGTCTTAAGCCTAATGCCAAAGATAGGACACAGAATGGGCATCTTAATATCTTCGCGTTTAAGATTAAAT